TTTACTATATCTACCGTATTCTATAGCAGCATTCTTAGCAGCAGCGTCAGCCTCTCTAAATTTTTTAATTAACTTATCATATGGTCCTACAGCTTTTTTAGCTTCGTCTTTGCTTTTTGATATAGCTGCATCAAGAGCTTTAAACTTATGTATACTAAGCTCAGCCATCTTTTGCATTTTATCTAACCTATCAACCAAAGCATCTGCTCCATCTGAATTTTTAGCTTCTTCTTTTAAAGATTTTATACCAGCTCTAAGCTTTCTAACCTCTTCTATAGCTTCGCTTGCTTTTAGCTCTAATTTCGCCATCTTTACTTAACTTTGCTTTATTAATTTCTTTTATACTTAACCAAGTTGTCACGCTTGTATTTTTAGTATCTATATTTAATCCTAAATTCATTCTTAAATATATAGCTTCTTTCTCTAAGCTCTTTATTAAAAAACTACTATCAATATTTTCATCTTCATCATCTTTAAATAACTTAGTGTATCTTATCTTTTTTATTCTTATCTTATTTTTTAAACCTTTTAATTTATTATTTATTTTTAATATTTGTTTTTTTATATCTCCGTTCTCATCGATGTCGTAATCGAACTCTTTTAATAACAACAAAACTTCAATATTATTATATTTTAGATATAAGTCTATTGTTCTTACGCAATATTCATATTCTATCTCCATTTCAACTATATCTAATTGTAATTCATATCTAAGTTTTAATTTATTGTTATTTGACAATTTAGAGTATTCAAACATTATTTTATTAAAAATACCTTCAAATTCAGATTTCTGCTTATTACTTAGTTCGTGTGAATTACTGTAACTATTAAAATCTTTTATTAAGTATCTGAAATCTTTAGTCTCAAATATTTTATAAAAAAAATATATAGGTAAATCATCGCAACTATTATATATAATCATATTGCGTATATTTTATTATTAATTAGTATCTCAATAGTACTGTTCTGTAGATAGCGAACTGTTAGGCTATTGTGCTGAAAAGATATTAGATACATCACCTAAAGAAATTATTTGCCCTAGGTCATTAATATGTTTTATTATAGCAGGCTCAATGATCGTATAAATTAACAATTCCTGCTCTTGTTCTGTTAATTCTAAAATACTTTCTCCGTACTTTTGTATTAATGATGGCGTTTTGCCGTCGCTTGATCTTACATTAAATATGTAGTTAGCATAATCTACAAACATTCCATTATAGAATAAACCTTCATCTCTTAATGTTATAAATGAAGCTCTTTTACCTTCTGCCCTTTTAACAGCTTCTGTTGATGCAGCGTAATTACCTATTAATTTATTATCACCATCTAAACCGCGTTGATATAATCTGTTTTTTATTAAACCGACAATCATACCTTCTTTAGAGTATATAGCTTTAGATATTATATCGTCAAGATTAGCTTCTAAAGCTTCTAAATCGTTTATATATTCATCTAAAGTGCTCATACCTATAAAAGACGCTCCAACTAATCAGAGCGTCTTAGATTACTTAACAATCATTATATTAAGCAACAGCAGTTTCTAAAATACTTTCACTTCTATATAATATACCATTACTGATAATATTATGTAAATTAAGTGTAGAGTCAAATAAATCAACAGACACTTTATCGCCTAAAGAAATAGCAGGAACTGTTATTGAATATTGACCAGGAATTGTTGCTGATTCAACAACTAGAGTTGGTATAACTGTTGCGCTGTTAACTATTACTAAAAAATCAGCTAGAACTAATCCTTCTACTGGAGAAATCATATCTGCATTTAATACAGCATTAACTACTAGTACAGTATCAGTATCAGCCGGAATAGCTTCGTATGATAATGTTACACCATTAATACCTTGAATATCTCTTGGCTTCCACCCTAATTCTGATGCTCCAAATAATTTATAATCCTTATCCCATTGGTCTCTATCAAGGAACTGTACTATTAATGCTTTAGATTCTGATAAACCATTAGTTTCTTTTTCCACTGTTAATTCAGCTAACACTTGACCAGCTGAAAGACCTTCGTAATCACCGTCTGTTCTTTTCGCTAATTTCCAGTTGCCATCTTCATCGCCAATAGCAAAATCAAGTGCTTTGTATGAAGTTAGTTTTGAAAGCTCACGATAAAACTCGTTACCCTCTTCGAAGGTAAGCTTATATTTAGGCAATCCTTTTAAACCAAGACGCTCAACACCGGACGTGTTTGCGTTCATTGTATCTTCAGAAGACAGTCTTTCAAAATCTTCAGCCTCTGTTAATGGGATATATAACCCAGCTTGAGTTTGAGTATTTATAAAATCAACATTCCATTCAGTTTCTTTAGGTATCACTGTACCTTTTTTCATACCTATAAGATGCTTTGGAGTTTTAAACTCTACAGGGCACCCTAATCTACCGGTATTAGCTTCAGCGCCGCCACACGTTGTTTTTTTATCGGCTATACTTGCTAATGTGCTCATTATGCTTTAACTTGTTTTTTAATTCGTTTTGAATTTAATAAAGTATCAAAAGAGACTTGCGAATCAGTAGCATAAATATCTCCTACTTCGTACTCCTTTTTTCTTATTTTGAATGGAACATTTACTATTCCTTCAAATTTCATTTTCTTATCTTTAATTTTATCTGGTTTCATAATTTTATATTAAAGTTATTGGTTTTAAACATCTGTTACTTATATCGCAATTAAATGTTATCCTCATTGCATCCCAAATAGCTGTTACTTGATTTAATTCACCATCTTCAGCGTGAGAATAATTTGGATATTTAGTTACTCTATAAGTTTCATCTATATTTATTATATTACCTAATTGAAATAATTCTTTTATGTTGTCAAACAAAGGTATAAGTATTTTATTAAAAGTTAATTTGATTCTCTCTTCGTTTAAAGATTCATTATTACCTTCAACAGCTAGTATCAAACTCATATTTTCAATATATACTCTATTGTTATGATGTCTTTCATTATATGGGTAAACTAACCATATCAATGGATATACACTTACTTTAGCATTAAGCTTAAGGAATGCTATTAACTCTTTTTGATCACCATATTTAAAAACAGGACTATAAGTATTGCCGCTATTTTTAATATCACTCATTTCTGGTAGATAATTAAATAGCTCTTGCAGCCTTTCTTCTACGATTATCATTTTTTTAGTAACAGCCATTATATACCGAATTGATTAACTAAATTCCATCTTTTAGGATTGAAATTAGGGTAAGTTGTATCATCTAAATTATTCATGTCGTTTATAAATCTATACATTGATATTTCTTGACCACCATTATAATAATCAACACCATATCCATAATCTTTATAAACTACTGTCGGTGCCTTATAACCACCTTGAACTCTTTCAATAAACTTATTAAAAGCTCTAGTTATTTTAGGCGAAGCAGATACTCTAGTAGCATTTTTAGATTGCTCTTGTTCATTTCCAATATTACCTCTTGTTATATTGTAATCGTTTTCAAAAAACACATAAACATAATATGCTAAAAAACTCCTATTATATTCTTCGCTGCCAGCACTTTTCCATCTTATTCCTTCCCATTTAATTGTATCACCATCGCTATCTTGATATTCTTTACCATTAAGTAAATCATCCCATTTAGCGTCAGCTGATGCTTTTAAACCGTTTGCTTGTGAATCATCTAAATTAGATATAAATTCAGTTCCTAATTTATAACCTAAAGACTTAATTAATGCGTCACGCTCATAATCTTCAATAAAATCCAATAAAGATTGTTCTACTTGCGTATTACCATCAGTTATAGACGGTTTAGCATGTGGAATATATATCTCTCCTGTATAAAATGAATTTTTTGTGATTGACATTAGTTAAGTCTTTAATGTTTTTAATTAGTCTTTTTTTATAACTTTAATAACCTTAGTTATTTTACCAAGCTTATGTGATATTAAAGCATTGGCTGTTGATTTATGCATCACTACAGCTTCATCTTTTTTTCTAGTTCCGTGATCTTTCCCAAAAGTAAACTCAACCATACCTGTTGGTATTTCTTTTACTTCTTTTTTTATTTCTTCTGCCATTTTACAAATTTTTAAAAATTAATTAATTAGTTTACTATAATGCAGTTATAGCTGTTTTGATAGTTGCTATATCATCATAAATGAAAGCTTGCTGATCAAAATTCTTAACAAAAGCAAAGAATCTAGACTCTCCTACCATTGTAAACTGGTTAGTAATAAACTGTTCGTTAATCCATCCAACTCTAATAGAGAAAGGAATATAATTTGCAACATTATATTTAGTAGCATCAGCTACAAATATTTTACCAGAAGGAATTTTAGCCCAAGGTCTGATAGTAACACCACCAATTGTTACAGTATTGAACAAACTAGCTTGTGGATATAATGGAAGACCATTACCATCTTTAGCTGATTGAAATTCAATAAAGAAATCAACAGGGTTAATTAATACAATATTTGCTTTATAAGAAGCTTCGTTGATAAAATTATGTGTTGTGTAAATATCTGTAATACAAGCATTAACAACATCCATAAAATTAGGCGTAGCAATAGCTGTAGCCATCGAACCAGCAACAAATGTTCTACCGTACTCAGTAGCTCCTTTTGGATTCTCTAACAAACCATCACCAAAGTAACATCTGTCAACCTTGAATAAATCATGTTGTTTTTTCAAGTACTCTTTAGCTACAGATAATAACCTTGGAATATCAGTAACTGATTCTTCAGATAATACCTCATGAGCAGCTGCTTTTTTAGGAGTAGCATATCTGTTTGACCATTTAAAGTCAATTTGAGGTTTTGTACCAGCTTCAGCAACCATTGCATAATTACCATCTTTTGGTTCTTGTTCAGTATAAGCATACTGAGGTGAGTTAGTAGAAGTAACAGTAAACAATCCTAACATATCATTGTCATTTCTTAAATTGAAATTACCAAGACTTGTATTCATGTTTGCTGGAACAGTCTCAACATCTCCACCGTTTCCAGTTGAAATATCACCAACAGCCTTAGGAACAAATTTAATCTCACCTGATTTAGAGGTTTTGATTCTTTCTAATTCAGCTTTGTTTTTATCATCTAATAAGAATGATTTAAACTGATCATAGATAGTTTTAATTTGTTTTTCTTTTTGAGCTTCAATAAAATCTTCTAGAGCCTGTCCTTGTCTTTTTACAGCATCTATACATTTCTGTAACTCAACTTTCGTAGCTCCTTTCTCTTGAGCTTCTTGAAGAGCTGTTTGAACATTCTCAAACTTTGTCTCCAATTGTTTCAATAATTCTTTGTCCATTGAAAATTGTTTTTATTAATTATTATTTGTTTTTATAGAGTGCACAGGCGGCTCTACAATTATTAAATAGTGCTTTCGCGGCTATTTTATTATTTATTTAAAAAAGCTTTAATAGCCTTCATTTTAGGCGTATCAAAATCTTCGTTATCTTCTTTACGTTTAGTTGAAGTGGTTGGGGTTATCGGATTTGACCCGTTAGGCACTGCAGAGCCTTCAATTACTTTAGCTTCTGTTACAGCCCAAAAATAACCATATTTATCAGCTTCTTCATTATTAACTATTTCTGGATAATATTTATCCCAAGCTTCTTTTTCAGCTCCGTAATCCTCATCGTTAATACACAAAACCAACTTCACATAACGCATTCCAACAGAATGGTTATCAACCAATCCTTTAGCGTATAAATTAAACATATACTCATTGCGTTCTTTTCTTACTTTTGATTGAAATTCAAGAGCTTGAGTTTTACCTTCAGCATTTAAACCTAAATCTTTCCAATTGTAATTTTTAACAGTAGCTATTAAATCATCACCGCTTGATATAATACTTTTAAATTCGTGAGATTTATGCTCTTGTATGTGCATTATTCTTTTATTCTCGCTTAATGATTTATCCCATAAACCAGGAATATGAACATCTTTGTGAGAATCCATAATATTTGTTGTATTTATTACAACTTTAACTTCTATAACATCTTTTTCTAATAAAGACTCTGGAGTTGATTTATATAACTTTATAACATTATCTTTACTAAGTTCAGTATTGTCGATATCCTTTATGACAACGTAATCTAAACCTATACCGTCTGCTTCTTTAGTTTCAGATTTCTTTTGAGATAACAATTGTTCTTTGTTCTCAACTAAAAATGCGTAAAGCTCTTTGTTTGTTTTAAAATTAGGTATATCTAGTTTCATAATATTATATCTTTGTTATTGTAATTCCTCTTTCTGCATTTTTCAACTTATTTCGTCTAATAGCATCAACTTGTTTCCTAGTTAGTTTCGGCGGCGTTGTTTGTTTCTTCTTTTTCGTCTCCATTGTTATTAGATTTTAATTCTTCTAATTTTATAGTAGTGTCTAAACCACATTTTTCTAAAGCCACATTATCAGGTAAACCAGCGCTTCTTAAAGCTGTTAAAGCTTTACCTAATCCTTCAGCTACTTTATATCTTTCAATAAGTATATACTGCATTATCGGTAAATGCTCGTAATCTCCTACTAATTCAAGTTCAGGTTCAATTATTTTATTAAAAACAGCTGTAAATGCATCTAAACTACTTTGTATCTCATTTTGATAATAAGATACCATAGATTCTTTAAAGTTGTTATACGTTGTCTTTTTTGCTTCAAGACTTAAAATGTCTTTAGGTATATGTAAAGCTGTATATATTAAATTACCATCTACTTTAACACTTTCGTCTAATCCTAAATCACGTAATGCAATATGTAATGATTTATGTGCTAATTGAGCTTTGGTTATTAAACCTCTTTTTCTATTTTGAGCTAAACCATAATTACCATTCCAAAGATTCTCAGCGCTTTCTTTTTCTTCTGGAGTTAATATACCACCGTCTTTAACACCTGTTATTAATTCTTTACCGTTAGATTTAAGAATTATATTCTTAGCTACTAAGCTGTCTTTAGTGTTTATTAAAGTTTGATTTAAACCATCTAATCTACTTTTATTCTTAAATTTATTCTTTTCTAAACCGTTAGGCATATCATAAAAGAATAATAAATCTTTAATTTTTATTTCAAGATTTTCACCGTTTTCATCATATACTATCTTTTTATTTCCTACTTTAGTACTAGGGTCATTAGACATTGGTGTTTTAAAATCTTCAGGCCACTTTATTAAATTAACATTTAATACATATATTGATTCAACATCATTAAAACTTATGTCTTTTTTTATATATGCAATAGAACAACCTTCTGCTATTTGTTGAAACATAATAGACTCTAAAAAATCTATATTTGTTTGATAATAGTTTGGATTGTTTAACTTATCTATTAGCCAATGCTTTTTTATTAACTTACCTGTTTTTCTGTCTCTTACTTTAAATTTAGCTTGAGAGAAAGTCTT